TTAAACAAGCTGTACCAATTATTAAATCGTCTGCAAACGGTATCAACCAATCAATTTCAATTCTTGGTTTGTAGTAAAAGTTTTCTTCTTGGGTTGATCTTTTTACTACCTTATTAAGTTCTTTCATGGCGTTATTATTTTTACATAATACAAGTAAGTGGTAATATCTATTATCCTTGTCTTTATTTAAAGTGTCGGAAGTTTCATATACTTCTACGCCATAAATTGGTTTAATATTACTCTTTTTTGCTTGTAAAAAGAATTCTGCCATGCCTCCAAGAAATCCATGGTCAGTAAGGGCTATGCTTTTCATACCCTTACTGACTGCATTTTTAATAATATCTGTAGGACTTGATAAACCATCAAGTAAACTACAATATGAATGAACATGTAGTTCAGTTCTATGTTCTGGTCTTGTCAAATTATCACTTCCTAGTTATTATTTATATCTTCGACAACTTCCCATTCATCAACAAAAATTTGCCCAGTAAGTTTTCCATTATACTCATTAATACTTGCTCTACCAACAATATTTAATATTACCTCGTCTTTCCAATCTACCATATTACTATACATTTCTTCATTACTTTTAAATCTAATAAAATCAACCTCATCTGTCTCAATCTTTATGGTATTTTTACCTTCACCCATTAACTTAATATTTTGCGTACTTACTTTCACGTTTTCTATATAAATTAATGGTTCTTGGATATTTGTACTATATATGTATTTTAAGTCACAAATATCTTTTATAAACTCAAATGACATTTCATCAAATGGAATTTTAAAATCTACACTATAAACCTTTTCAAAAGTTTCATCTTTGAAGAATTCATTAAGTTTATTGTCTATATCTTCTAAACAATGTTCTTTAATTTGTATTCCAGCAGCGTCTTGATGCCCAGCTACAAAAACAAACAATCCTGTTTTTTGCAATTTGTCTTTAAAATCTCCAGTATTTGCTCTCATACTACCTCTAATTTCATTCTTTTCATTAATAGAATAAACAATTGAAGGTTTTTGATACTTACCCAATAATGAATTTGCTAATAACCCTGACATGCCTTCTGATTCTTCTTTATTAACTTTAACGCATATTATTTTATTATCTAGATTGATTTGATCTTCTACAGGTTTTATTAATTTATCAGACAATCTTTTTCTTTTACCATTATAACTAACACACATTCTAGCAGACTGTTGATGGATTGATTCCTCAATTTCTTCTCCTTTTTTACTACCCTTAGTAGGTTTATATATATAGATTTTATCAGTATCAATATTAGCAAATGATTTAAACATCATATCTTTATCTTCAATTTTTCCTAATCTATAAACAGAATTAATAAGTGGAGCGATATAAAATGCTATAGAGATTGGGTTTATTTCTCCTTTTAACGAAAAATCTTGTGCTTCTATTAATGCTTTTAAAGCAGGACTTTTTATATTACTTAGTCCTTTTCTAACATAATATTGTACCTCTAAATCTTTGGTGTCCATATAATCTGCGAGTAAACCAGTTGCGACTAAATCTAAATAATTATCAGCTTTATCTTCCCATAACTCATCATCAAGTGCTTTACAGAATTTATAGGTCATTCCGACACCTGATAAATTAGTTGATATTTTAGATAGTTGATTGTTAACAACAATAGCATTCGCACTATAATCTTTTACACTATGATGGTCAAGAATAATAATATCAATTCCCATATCTTTTACTATTTTATGTTCTTTAAATTGTTCACTTGAGGCATCAGGAAGAATTAATAATTGGATTGTTTGTAATACATCTTTTAAATCATCCAACATAATACCATGTGTTTTTTTAGTATGATTCTGAAAAAATAGATTAGAATTTGGATATACTTCTTTTATGTAATTGTATAGTAAAGATGCCGATGTACATCCATCCATGTCTTGATCCACTATTATCAATATATTAGATTCTTTTTCTAAGTGTTCTAACAGACATTTTACTGCAATATCCATATTCTTAAAATCTAACGGGTTTGTAACTACACTATCATTAATATTTAAAAACTTTTCAATGTCTTTTATCCCTCTATTGTTAAGTATTTCGTACAATAAGTTTGATGCATTATAATTATTTTTTCCAATAATTTTATGTTTCATTTATTTCAATCCTCTCAGAATTCTTTTATTTTCAAATAGTTGTCTGAATTTTTCTTTATTATCGGTTGGTGATTCTTTTTCTCCTAATATTCCATCCTCATCAATTAAACAATAAATTATTTGATTTTCTATAAATTTATTACATTCTTTTTCATAATGTTCTTTATTAAATTTACCATCCTTAAACATAACATCTTTATCATACGCCAACACTAAATCTACGCCTAAATGAGTTAGTTTCTTTGCTTGATATTTTGATATAGTATGTGAGCCAATACTAACAGCGTTTCTTATTCCATACGACCATAACTGACTAACTCCTTTCTCTGATTCCACAATATAAACACAACCTTCTCTTTTTATGTATGGCATAGTCCTATTTAATCCGTACAATACCTTAGACTTAGCACATGGAACTAAATAAAAATACTTACTTTCCCATTCTTCTAATTCTTCTTGTGTTTTATAAAGTCTTGCCTTTACTCCAACTAAAGTATTTAATTCATCCCGAATAGGGATAGTGATAGAATGTGTCTCTAAATCATAACCAAAACCAAAATCAATTTGTGTCTGTAAGTCTATATTATCTTGTGAAAATAATCTATTAGCATAGTTTCCGTAATATTTCAAAATATCCTCATTAATAGGTTTTAGATTTACTATCTCATCTTCATCACTCTTATTAGAGCCATTTTTTTGTTCATAAATATAATCTAAAAACTTAATCATTTCTGTTTTATTTTTTGGCTCTTCATAGTAATTATAAGAACAAGTATCACATATCCATTTTATACTTTGTGAAAAATATAGTTTTCTTATAAAAGATGTAAGTGATATTATGTTTGTATAACCATATTTATCTGAAATGTCCCTAGTATAAGCATTTACCCAAAGATTATCTTTATAAACTACTACATGATTAGCATCACCATCTGGAAATCCACAAGTAAAATATTCTCCTTTATCATTAATATGGTGCATACCAAGATTTTTAAGTATCTTTTCTATATCATTGTTTTCAATAATCTTACTGAATAATTCTTTTACCTCCATATATTTTTATGCTCCTAACCTTTGTTTAGGTTTTGAATCGCTATTCCTATTCCCCTTCTTTACTAATAAACCAACTTCTATCCATGTATTTCTATCTAAATCAACTTCACATACTGTAACTTTACCTTTACCACCAGTCCTACTTTTAGCAAACCTATGTCCATAATACGTCTTGTTTATGTCTAAAGGTATTTCTCCTCCCCAGTCATCAATAATAGAATATTTATCATAATCATCTCTAAACAATCTCTTACCTAATACTAAATAATCTAATACGTGAAATATTTGTTTGCAGTTTGCTAAGTTCATACTGTTTAAATCAAACACTTCTAAATATACAGAATCATCAGTAAGTTGAAAGTTAGCATAAATACCTATCATTAATTCTTTTGCTAATTCTTCTAACCTTGTAGCTGTTTGTTTTATAGTTTCCCATGCGTCTGTTCTGTAACCTTTTAATGTATCATACATAACATATTCTACATTTTTAGATAATACGTGTTTTCGAATTTCCATCTCTATGTCATAATCTGCGTACTCTCTCATTTCTTTAAAATATATTTTAGTATTTTCTTCAATCCATTCTGCTACGATAAGGGTATTTCTATATTCTGTTGACTCATTGTATAATTTTTGTTCGTATTCATCCTCTGTTAGTAGTGGTTCTTCATTTTCATCAATTTCTCTGATTATAAATTGACCAGTCGTATCACTTCTATATCTTCCAAGTACAATTTCTTCTTCTGTTTTATTCAGGTCAAAAGGAAAATGTAATTTATGTATTGGATCATTAATAACAGTAACTATTTTACAAGCTTCAATATCCTCTTCTGACATTTCATTAGTCATAATAAGTACGGCTTTTTTCTCTATTAAAGATATATGTGTTGCTAATGCTACCATTTTTCTAGATTTACCTTCATTAGATAACATACCTTCTACAATTAACTTTCCTTTGC